ACGCGGAGGCGGCAGAAGATCTGGCAGCGGAAAGAAAACGCGCCGAAAAGAACCGCCCCCCCGTAAAACGACCGAGGAGGAGGTGAAGCCGTGGCTTCAGGTAAGACTTTGCAGTCTACCATAGAAATCTCCGGCGTGCTCAGCCCGTCGCTGCAAGCTGCGATAAACAGCGCCGTTGACAGGCTGGCCGAAATAGCCGACGAAACTCTAGAGTCTGCCGACGCTGCGTCCCAACTTGTGGCCGAAATGAGCGCACAAGAGGACGTACTCAAAGCTATGCAGAAAGCCTACGCTGGCTATGTGGTCAGTGGGGAAGAAAGCAGCGAGCAAGCCCGGAATCTCGCAAATACAATCCGCACCGTTTCCGGCGAATTGGAGGACAATCGTGGAACCTTGCAAGCCGCTGAGAAGGCAGCCAAGCGCCTGACAGGGACGCAGGATGAAGCGGCCGACGCCTACACGGTGCTGGAACGGAAAATAAACAGCCAGCAGGACGAACTCGCATCGCTTCGCAGGCAGTACGCCAACGTGGCGCTGGAACAGGGCGAAAGCTCCCACGAAGCACGCCAGCTGGCGAACAGGATCAGCGACCTATCCGGGGAGCTGAGCCGAAATGAACAACAACTCAAAGACGCAAAACGGGCGGCTGACTCCTTTGGGGATGCAATGGAGGACGCTGGCGACAGTGCGGAAAGCTCCAGCGAAGGCTACACCGTCCTGAAAAACGTCATAGCCAACCTTGCGACCGAAGCCATCGACAAGGCTGTGGAGTCCTTCAAGCAGCTGGCAACCGAGGGCGATACAGCTCTAGCTATGCTGGAGGCAAGGACAGGAGCAAGCGCGGCCAAAATGGAGGGCTTCGAGGACGTCATGTACGAGGTGTATAACGCCAACTACGGCGACAGCCTCGGCACTGTGTCCGATACGCTCTCCACCGTTATTCAAATGACGGACGACCTCGACAAGGCATCACTGGCACAGGTAACCAAGAACACAATCGCACTGAACGACGTGTTCGGCTTCGATACTACGGAAAGCCTGCGAGCCGTGAACAGCCTCATGGATCAGTTTGGCATAACCTCCGACCAAGCCTACAACCTAATCGTGCAAGGTGCCCAGAACGGGCTCAACCAGAACGACGACCTGCTGGACACGATCAACGAGTACAGCGTGCAGTTTAAGGGCGCTGGATACACCGCCGACGACATGTTCAATATGCTGGCGAATGGTGCTGAGTCCGGCACATGGTCAGTCGATAAACTGGGCGACGCCGTGAAGGAGTTCAACATCCGTATGAGCGACGGCACCGCCAACGAATACCTCGAACAGCTCGGCGTGGACGTTGACACCGTTGTGGATCAATTCAATAAGGGCGGCCCAGATGCGCAAAAAGCAATCGGCACCGTCATGAAGGCAATCCAGAAATGCGACGACGCGACCCTCCAGTATCAGGCGGGCGTCGGCCTGTTCGGTACCATGTGGGAAGATTTGGGCGCTGATACGGTAGCCTCTCTCATGCAGACGGAGGGCGCAATCGACAGCACCGCCGACGCTATGGGACAAATGGACAGCGCGGCATATGACACGCTGGAAAGCTCGCTCTCTCAGCTGGGCCGGACGATTCAGTCCGAGGTGGTACAGCCTATTTCCGACAAGTTGACCCCTGCACTCAAAGACACCGTGGACTTCGTTACCACGAAGGTTGGCCCGGCCGTTGACTGGACGCTGGATCACTTGCCACAAATTGGCCTAGCACTGGGAACCGTAGGCTCCGTAATAGCCGCTATGAAGTGGGGCAATATTGTGTCCGGCATTGGGAAGGTAAAGGGAGCGTTTACGACACTCGGTACCGCTCTGGGCGGCATATCCGGCCCGGTCTGGGCTATAATCGCCGTTGTGGCAGCGCTGGCCGCTGGCTTCATGTATCTGTGGGACACCAACGAGGAGTTCCGCAACAGTGTGACAGCGATATGGGATGAGCTAAAAGGGAGCTTTTCCGAACTGGGGGGCACAATCAGCAGCCTCATAGAAAAACTCCTGCCATTGATAGGGGACATAATTTCCACTGTGCTGACGGCATTTGCCGAAATCGCAGCCGTTGTGATTCCCGTACTAATCGAAATTGTCGCCGCAATTTTGCCGGTCATTATCAATCTGATAAACCAACTCCTCCCGCTCATTATGCAGATTGTACAAAATGTACTTCCTATTTTTGTGCAACTAATACAAGCGCTGCTTCCTGTCATTATGCAAATCATACAGGCCGTGCTCCCTGTACTTGTTCAGCTCATCCAGCAGCTGCTCCCTGTCATAATGCAAATCGTAGAGGCCGTGCTCCCTGTACTGGTTCAGCTCATCGAGCAATTACTCCCTGTAATTATGCAAATCATACAGGCCGTGCTCCCTGTGCTAGTGCAGATACTCAACGTGCTGACCCCTATCCTCAGCATGATAATATCGCTCCTGCAGCCGATTCTTGATCTGTTTATTGCACTTTTAACGCCTATAATCAACCTAATATCGACTGCAATAGTGCCTTTGATTAACATTTTTATGACGTTAATCACCCAAATTCTGGAGCCTATTATGCCGATTATTACGTCTCTGGCGAATATAATTACGTCTGTGCTCGGCTCGGCAATTTCGGCGATTCAGCCGATAATTCAATCGCTTACCGCCGTATTCCAAGGCTTAATCGACTTTATTACCGGCATTTTTTCCGGAAATTGGAGCCAAGCGTGGGACGGCATCGTCGGCATTTTCAGCGGAATTTGGGACGGCATCGTCGCCATATTCAAAGCGCCTATTAACTGGATCATTGACGGCATAAACGTATTTCTCGGTGGTTTGAACAAGCTCAAGATTCCCGACTGGGTACCCGTCGTCGGTGGCAAGGGCCTGAGCATACCGCTGATACCGAGACTGGCAGCCGGTGGCTTCACCGATGGCGTATCTATCGCCGGTGAGGCTGGCATGGAAGCTGTAATCTCCTTCGACCCTGCGTATCGTTCGAGGAATATAGGCATCTGGGAAAAGGCTGGACAAATGCTCGGAGCCCTCGACAACGAGGGACAAAACCAAGGCGCAGGGCTTACCAGTAAGGCCGGAGAACTGCTGACGCTGGACAACTTCTCTCTGGGAAGTCTGGCAGATGGCACCAGCGTAGTAATCTACTACGACTTCTCCAACTTCACATGGAGCCCGCAGATCCAGGGCGGCAATAGCGAGGACGAGGACGACCTTATGGCTCGACTGCGGGCCCACGAGGCTGAGTTCTTCGACTGGCTGGAGGAATTTATACAGATGCGGGAGGTGGCGCAATATGGCGCGTAGAGTAACAGCCTACAAGGAATACACCACGCGCGAAGGCGACACCTTCGACGCGCTGGCCCTCGAAATGTACGGCGAGGAAAACCTCGCCCACTACATTATCGACTTTAACCCCGACTATGCGGACGTGCTGATCTTCGACGCAAACGTGGCCCTTCGGCTGCCAATCGTTGAGGACGTGGAAACGCCGGACACGTTGCCGCCGTGGCGTCGGGCTTCTGAGGATGAAAGCGAGGACACCGCTTGAACCTCTACTACAACGGGACGGATATATACAACGACGTGTCGGTGAACTACTGCGTCCATGAAATGTACGCAGAAAAGCAAGCCGACACGCTCGTGATCCGTTTCAACGACACCAAGGGGACATGGAGCAAATGGAACCCGGCGGCCGGTGATACGCTGCGCTTCAAGGAAGGAGCCAGCAACACCGGCAAAATGTTCATACACTCCATGAAACCCGAAAACGGACTTTTTACAATCCGAGCCATGTCAATGCCCAAAAGCGGGGCCACCAAGAAGTCGAAAAGCTGGGAGGGCGTTCGCTTTCTCCAGCTGGGGAACGAAATCGCCAAAAACCACGGCCTCACCTTCCAGAACTACGGCTGCACCGATCAAGTGTATCCGTACCTAAAGCAGGACAACGAGACGGACTTCGCTCTGTTCTCCCGCCTCTGCACTCTGGAGGGGTGCCAGATGCTCATATTCGACGGCAAGCTTCTGGCGTATAACGAGCGGTACATTGAGAGTCAGACCCCAGCGGGTACGCTGGAGGTGGACGAAAATGGCGTATTTACATATCACGACAACCGGGCGAACTGCTACGGATCCTGCGAGGTATCCGGCGGCAGTTTTTACGGCAAATATACGGCACCGAACGCTACAAACACGACAGTCCTCCGGCCGGACAGGGCGATACCAGTAACCAGCAACGCCGAAGCCGCTCGCTTCGCCAAAGGTCTGCTGCGAAACGCCAACAAATACGGCCACACGGGCCAGTTTTCCAAGGAACTGCTAACCGGCTACGCCGCCGCCAGTCTGCTGAAACTGAAAACCCGCAAGGCAAGCGCATGGGACGGTACCGTGTTCGTGTACAAAGTGCGCCATGACTTCGTGGGCAACAAATCGACCCTGTATTTCAGGGATCTGCTGGAGGGATATTGATGGGACAAATCAACAAAGGCAAGATTGCCAGCGTGAGCGGAAACGCGGCCCGCGTGGTGCCGTCTGACGCAAGCGCAAGGCCCACAGCAAAGATCACAATCCCGTGGCACCTGCGCGGTGACTCCGGGAACCTGAAAAAAGGCACGGAGGTGGTGTATGTGGAGTTCGACGACTCCACCGGCCTGCTGCTGGGCCGAGCTGACGGCGAGTGGGGAGCCTATCTTCCGAGCCTGAAAGCTGGCGACGTGACGGCCGGGGGCGTGAGCCTGAAAAACCATAAGCACGGAGGGGTACAGACCGGCAGCGGCTCCACAGGTGCTCCGCAGTAAAGGAGAGCGAAAAATGGCATTAAAAAAAGTCAATTATATTAACAATCAGACGACGATCATGGCCGAAAACATGAACGACATACAGGACGCAATCATAGAAGCAGAACAAAACGCATCGGTCGCCAAAACCACGGCAGCCGAGGCGAAAAAAGCAGCGTTGAACGCTCAGGGCGCTGCACAAAACGCAGAAGCAAAAGCAAAGGAAGCGGCAAA